CATCTTACCTTTCCTTTAATGTTACTAAATGCCTGTTGGTGGCTTTGAATAGCTATATCCTGTTTAACGTCAGCCAACTCCGTAAACTTAACATTGCCCTCATTTTTTATTTGTTCATTTCTTTGTTTAATTACATTTCTAGCCATTGGGTTGTTAAGATTATATATTTCTTGTGCGGCCTCTTCATTCCTAGCCATTACAAAAACTTCTTGAGAATTTGCTATCTTGCTATTTTTTGTTAATGCGTCAACCTCCTTTTGTGTTCTATTCTTATCACTTTCTCTTTTCTGGGTGATGAGCCAACCATCTAGACAATCATCATCCTCTATAACTTTATCATGTGGACAATCATGGCTCTCATAAACATTATCGTATAAAGTAGAGAAAGATGACAACGATAATTGATCTTTAGTTAGCTCAAAGGATGGTCGCCCAAATAAATTAGATTGCTTTTTACCAGTATTCCACATAGACCTCCAAGGGTCCGTTCTGGCTATCTTCCTAAATTGGGCAGAAGTAATTTGTTCTTCATTATATGTTTCCATAACTGAAGATAGGGTGTATTCACTCCAATCATATAGATTTTTATCTTGCGTAAATGTTGTTTTTGATATTAGCCAAAGACATCTAGAAAAATTAGCGACACCCTCACAAGAAGTATGGTCTAGTGCCATTTTTTTGGTTTTATATTTTATGTAAGACTTGTTGATTCTTGCTATGTTTATTTTTATGGTATTCAAATACCTTTTATCATAGAAGTTCTTATAGGCATCAACTTTTAATTCTTCTATTTCTTTTTCTAATTTGTCTGCCTCTCTATCGTCAAGTGGGCTCCATAAATTATTATCTATGAGAGTTTGCATTAGTTCGCTCTTGATTGGAACCCCGCCAAAATAAGCCTTATGATAAGCATCATCATATACATCGAAAGATTCCTCTATAAGATCTTTAGAGGGCTCATAAATATATAGAACAAGGTCGCCAAATCTTATTCTTAGACGACCTTGTAATATTCGATACAATAATTTTTCGTAAAATATTTCGTCCATTCAAATCCTAAGTGTGTATAGTTCCTCCACATACCCTCAAATCATTAAAGGTTGAATAAGAATATGTAATAGTAGCATTGCCACCACCAGTATCTCCACCCGAGTAAGAAACTGATGTTAGCTTATTCTTAGTGCCACAATTTATAACAGTGCCAGCAGTATCCTTAATTACGATACCTCTATTCTGAAGATTTGGAGCATTACCAGAAACACTAACCAGATCGCCAGAAGTTGCAATAACCTCAAATTCTGTGGTTACTTCAACTGGGAACGTAGCATATCGGGTGTAAGGCCCAAATCTACCGAGTTCCTGAATGCTGTCCTGACCGAAATCAGCACTTACACTAATACTCTGGATATGTAGACCGCTACCATTGCCAACAATATTGTTTGGATCACCCTGAGTGATCACCTCTGCTGGTAGTGTTGACTGATCAATTAGAACATTAGTTCTACGAACTACGCCAGATTTTGGAGTGTCGGTTCCATCAATATTTGATGATGGATTACCGGTCCAAATTGTGCTTGGGGTTTTAGTAATAGCGTCATTATTCCAGAATCTATCATTACCAACTAGTGTTACAGACTCAGTAGCATTACCATCAATGCTATAGCTATAACTAACAGAACTTACTGACATGCCAGAATTCATGCAAACATTTCGTGGCACACCGGTAGCGTGTGATAATCCGTCATCATAAATAGCAACATAGACATCACATTTTGCCTTTGCAGCAGAAACAAGATCCATCTCACAAGTACCACCAGTGGCTAAATCGAAAATGAGCTTGTAGCCATCAATTACCTTTTCTAAAGTAACTTCTATATCGGCTACTTCTTCAACATTCTGATAAAGCTCAAGCTGGCCAAGTTCGAAAATCTGATCAAGTGTAAAACTTGAAGTCATACCGACGCTTTGCACACCATGAACAACATGGTTTGATGTTACAGTGTCAGTTCCGTTTGGTGCAATAGCAACAGCTTGGCAAGCATAAAATATACGCTGATTAACTGCCATTATATTTCTCCTATATTAAGTTGATCCTCTGGTAAAGGCACATTATTATACACAAAAAACTTGTTATATTGCTTTAACTTGAGTTGAGCATCTAGCAGTACCGATATATAGATCTGGGCTAATTTGATTTATATCATCGCCCCTAGAATCATAAATATGGCACCTACGATAAAAGAAGTCATCAATCATGTTTGGGTATAAGCCGCTGGGTATTGCGTTTTCGTTGAGTTCACCCCTATAATTAAAGGGAAAAACACCAGATATAGCTACAGCAGTTGGATCAAATAAATGTATAGTTCTATCATTCTGATAAAGAATACTATCTACTAAATTCGCACACTCCCAATGGTTTTCCGAGACAACGTAAAATATTATGTCGTTATTAACCCATTGACCACCGCCAAGCTGGTACGGCTCTAGACTTCTTGCTGGAACAACTTCTATAGCGATTGCGGGCATTTGCACTCTTGACTGTCCAAGTTGTGCCCATCCACCAGAGTTGCTAACTTGAAAATTTTCCTCACTTCTTAACGAGCCCTGCTGTATTTCCCTAAAAAACGGAACACCTTCAGCCGGTATTACCTCGACCCATTTGTGACTATATTCTAATTCTACATCGCTTGTTGTACTTTGGGCAGAATCAAAAATAATCTTACCATCTGTGTAGTCGATATAAAAGGGCTTTGTTGTATTACCGGTAGCGTAAAAAACATCATCAACAAAAACGCCAGATATTTGAATTGGTTGTTCTGTGGTGGCCGATATGCCACTCTCCCAAACCCAGTTTTTCCTGTATGCTTCCCAAACTTGCCCATCGCTATAATTGGGGTCAGTAGCAGATCTTAATTTATGCCTATCTCCACCATATATATCCGATTGAGGAATCGTGATATTGTAAAATGAGCCCCTATCAAGAAAGCCCCAATCATAAAAATAAATAAAATTATCCAAAAGCACATTAGACAGCGTTGGGTCTTGTGCGTTTCTTAAATTTGCTAATTGTGTATGTGGTCCACCAGCCATTATGTTAGCACCTTAACTATGGATTTTTCTATTGTTGTTTTATTTGTTGATAAAGCTCTGGTTATAAAATTATCACTATTAGTACCAGAAAACGCACTGTTTACTTTAAATGGTCTTTGTTTCTCTGTCATTCTGGCCATTCCACTTCTACCAAATGGCCCATATTCGACGCCAAAATTAGCTATAATAATTGAATCGCCCAATGTTAAAAGCCACTTAAGCCACGGAATTGATCCTCCCTGTATTATTTGCTTGGAGGCAGATAAAGAAAGTATGTTGGAGTAGTCATTTGGCTGCATTGTTAGTGTGAAGCCGCCCTTAAATGTTTTTGTTGCTGCTGATACCTTTTCAGTTTTTATGTTAAGTGTGCTGAGTATTGAACTTACTATTGGGCCCGTTGGATCAGAAGTTAAACCAAAGTCGGCCTTTAGTCGCCCATTTTTAAGTGATTGAATTTCTGGACATCCATAAAGGGCCGCTTCAATATCCGACTTAACTCTCTCCATAACCTTTGGAGTTTTTTGTATTAAATATAAGTTTAATTCTTTTGCTAGGGCCGCATATATTTTCTTTGTTATTGCCGCATCTGATTCTGATAAAGCTATATTAAGCATTGGCCCGCTTCCAAAAGGTCACAACATATTTAGTTTCATTCTGCTTAAAACCCTGTGGATAGGAGGCCCCACTTCTTTGATATCTGCCATTGTCATACTTCTCAATATCATTATAGTTTGGCACTAGATATTTACATCTCTCTATCTTTGGCAGATCAGACATGTATGATATTGTTTGAATGGCCCCATCAGCAATATCTATCGGAATACCAACATCGACCCAAAACTTTCTATTCCAATAAATTCTTGTGGTTATTTCTTCGGTGGTTTCAACAGCCTTATATCCCTTACCATTACAATAGGGGCACGGCATTCCTCTTTCAAAAGGGTAAGGACCGCCCGGAACATAAACACTGACAGATCTATTTCTTGTACCAAGAGTGTCTATCCTACAATTAGGGCAATCTTCCCTTTTTTCTGGATATATTAATGTGGCCGTCCTAGCAAAAAAAAGAACGGCCTCATTATATGTGTCAAACACAGAACTTGGTATATTAATAGCCATTAAACGCCCTCTTCATTTACGGCCCACCAGCCATTTTCTTCCATTTCCTCATAGGTATACACATATGGTTGCCAGCTTGGGGGAATAAAGTCAATAACACTAACCTTCTTTCCTGCATTAAGTCGCACGGCGACCCCAATACCATCTGCTTCTTCTTGCGTTAATGACCCATCTTCAACAAAAACATTTAATAGTGCTGATAACTCGGCCCCATCGGCCTGTGCATGAATTGGCACAGTTTCATTTTCTGGTAAATTAAGTGCAGTTTCACCAGTGGTGGGATGAGTAACAATACCACAATACAAATCTGTCCAATTGTCGTCACGCAAATGAGACGGTCTTAAAAGTCTCATTATCCCGCGACTTAATTGTTCAGCATATTGAGGAGAAACACTAACATATGGCATATTAAACCCCCTCTTCTGGATTCAGATCAGGTGGAGGCGGAAATAATGCAACAGCCTCTTCCCAAGGCACCATATAAATTTCGTTAAATCTTTGCGCGTCTAATCTAGCGAAATTCTCAGAATAAAGACCGTTGGGCACTTCACTTAAAATGGCCCCTCTTATCATCCATCTAGAATCAGTTAACTCTCTAGGTGTGACCCTAAATTTCTTTGGGTTTTGTTCTTGAACTTCTATTAATCTATCTGCTAATTCTTTTGAAAATACGCAGGCATATTTTTTAGCATATTCATATGGTAAAGGTAAATACTGAAGTAGTTCAGCGAGAGTTTCTGGGTTCTCTGGTAAAACTACTGGTTCTGTATCTATATCTGGCATAGTTTATTCTCCTGTTATAAAAATAAATATTAAAGTGCGGCTCCGATGGCGGTGACATAAGAACTGATGTGAGTGTCCAGTTTGGCAATGTCTAATGATGTGCCGATTGAATAGAAGGCGATAGTGGCGTCGGTGAATCTGCCCGGTCCACCAGATTCGTTCGACCCGAAGACAAGTACGTTGCTTGTCAGCGGTGTGGTCGATGTGTATGCGGCGTCGGTGGCTGACGCTGAGAAGACCTCGAAGTCTACAGTTGCCGATGAGTCTCTGGAGTACCCAATAAAGCCTGTCTCGGTAGTCCCGTTGTAGGCGGGTCCTGTAGTCATAGAGCGAATGTATGAGACGCCGTTCGCATGGTAAATGTCGTCGAACTGGTTTGTGCCGTTGGTGTGCCCCATATACGCTTTTGACGCAAGTGACGGCGTGACAGTGACATACGCAGCCCTGTGCCTGTCATTCTGAAGATCGTCGTCGCCCGCCCGCCTGCTATCCAGATAGAGGCTCGCAGTCGGATTGCCGGTGAGCCCGGTCGCCCTGTCGTAATCGCCCGACGCCCAGCCGCCTTCGGCCGTTGGGGCGGCGACTACCTCTCGGATTGAGAGCGATTCGATGGTGACGGAGGTGGGGGCGAGTGTGCCGTCAATGTAGATGTAAAGTGCGGAACTTGTCGGAACAACCGTCGCAGCGAAAGAACCGTCAGGGTTTATGTCGTTCTGATATGCAACAGTTGCGGCACCGGCTGCGATTCTGTAAACGTGCGACACGTCGCCAGAAAATCGCCCAGTGATACGGACGGTCTTCCCTGCTGGGAGTGCCGTGCCCCAAT